TTTACCGCCTTTTCATTTTCGTTGTCGAACCGTTGCCGAACCGATCGGCGGAACAGGAATGCCGGGCGCGCCGCCCGCGCCGCCGCCGGGCGCGATTCAAAAACCGCCGCCCGGAATTGTTCAACCGCCGCCGACGAAACCGCCGCCGCCGTCGGCGAAACCGAAAAAGGTTCCGACGAAACCGCCGAAAACGAAAAAACCGAAACCGCCGCCCGCGCCGGATTATGAAAGCGATTACACGCCGCGCAATGCGCCGGATATTTCTAAAACGTTCAAACCCGCGACGACGTTGAAGGAAGCGGAGAAAAGAATTCGGGAACGATTCGGTCAAGTAATTTATCGCGACGACGCAAAAGGTTGGTCGTCGAAAAAGAAACTCGAGCGATTAAACGGAATTCTTTACGAACTTGATCGCGTTCGCGCGAACGGCGGAATGTAGCGAACGGCGGAATGTATGACGGTTATCGTTATTCGCAATTCATCGTTGAGGATTTAGTAAAGTCGAACAACGCGGCGGGAATGCACTCACATTGGGGGTGGAAATATTCGGAAGGCAATTCAAAACTTTATATGGACGGCGGCCCGTATAGTGCAAATAAAAATTGGTCGCCGATGGATATCGCCGCCGAAAAAAGAATAACCGACATGAAAAAACGGAGTTCGTGGGAACAACGTCACACCGTTTCGTCGTTTTCGAAACATCATACTTGTACAATGCGGCATGAACTCGCGCATGGCGTTCATTATATGGCCGATGCTCATTCCAATGGCGCAACCGCGAAAATGAGAGAAGATGTTTATATTCGACTCGGCGGTTCGTCGTCGTCAAAACTTCCGGCGTATATTTCAAAATACTCGAAGAAAAATCCGCTCGAAATGTTCGCAGAATTATTCACGGTTTACACGTCGCCCGAATTTCGCGTCGGTTCGATCGATGAAGTTCTCGGCGTCGGAACCGAACAAATGTTACAAGCGCATATTTATCACGCCGGGCAACGCGCACAAACGCAAAAAGGAACAATGAAATGATAAACGAACGGAGAAATAAAAATGCCTGACCCGGCAATAATGGAACCGTGCATGACTCGATGCGCGAACTTTATCGACATCGATTCGCGCGTTAATCCCGATGACGGAAAGACAACGTTCATGCCGTATTGTCGCGCGTATCCGAACGGAATTCCGCTTGACGTTTTACAGTGGAAACGGAAACACGAGAAACCGCTCGACGATCAAAAAGGCGCTTTCGTTTTTGTCGATTTTAAAGACGTGACGGAACCAATTTAATTTTAATAGAACCGATAAGGTGAAATGATGGCGAAAAAAATTCCACTCGAGAAAAAACCGAAACGACGCAAACGCGTTCGTCGCGTTGTGAAAAAATCGCAAGCGAACGTCGTCGATGTTCGGCCGCTCGAACCACAAAAAATTTCATTCGAGGCGGTAAACGAAAAATCGATTCGTGAAATTAGCGAACGCGATTTGTCGTCGTTGCACTTGCGTTGTCACCAACTTTATGAAGGAATTCGTGGTCGATTATTAGGAATGAAAGTTCAGGGTTTCGTCGCGAAAGCAATTCAAGAACGTCGCGCGTCGAATTTTGTATCGACTAGCAAAGTTGAAACCGAATTGCCGGTTTACATCGTCGCCGAAGGGAAAGCGCACGCTCTCGCCGAAATATCGTCGCCGGAAATAATCGAACCGAAAAGCGTTCGCGCAATGACGGACGGACTCATTGACGCGTCGAACGTTTACGGTTATTCGGGCCGACAAAAATTGTTCGCGTACAAAATATTGACGCTCGAATCGTTCGACAAACCGCGCGCCTATAGAGAGGAACCGAAACATGAAAAAGGTTCCGTAATAATGGGCGTCAATTTAATCGGCGTTAATTTGAAATTAACATTGAGCGACATTATCCGCGTTCATAAAATCATCGTTGAGGAAATCGATCGTCGCGGAATGAATCATAAAATCGTCGGCGAAATAGACACGAAAACGGTTTTACTTCGACGCGTTCAAAAAATGAAAGTACTGCCCGAAGAAAAAACCGACGACGAATTGATCGAATTACACAAACGAATTCATTCTCGTTTTAACGAAAAAGGAACAACGGAACGATTGCAGGTTGTTCATGCTTACATTGTCGAAGAAATGTCGGCGCGCGGTTTGCCGCATATAACCGACGAAAGCGACGCGCTTGATTTAATGAATAAAGGATTCCGGGAAGGACTCGCAAAAAGAAAACCGGGCGATTCTTTATCGCGCGTTCATTTAGTTAATGAAAAACAGAAAGTCGAACTCGGAGAAGTGTTGACGATGTTCGAATCGTTTAAACTTCGCGAACCTTACATTTATTTGATCGGCGATTTGGTTGAGAAAGGCGAAACCGAAAGCGCGATTGATATTCTAATAAAAGGTTCCGAATCGATAACGGAAAAAATGAAACCCGTTGTTGAATGGAGAATTCTAAATTCGTTGCCCATCGAACTTCAAAGCAGAGTTGTTTTCCATTACGACGATTATGAAGGATCGATGACGCCGTTCGTTGAGTTATTCGATTTAACGGCGACGCGAGTTTCTGGAAATGAAATTATAAAGAAATCAAAAGTCGTTCGTATCGATCGAGCGCGACAAGGTAAAGAAATTCCGACCAAAAAAGGCCGAACGCGTTTGACGAAAGCGAAAGACCCGTTCTTGGAAATTCCGGCGGAAAATGAAATTCATAAATTCGTTGCGCAATCGCATTTTATCGGTAAGGGCGTTCATTCCGATTTAAGAATGGAATACGCGAACCCGCGTTTTCTTATCGGTTGGACTTTAAATACTCAAATACCGGGTTCGATAAAAGAACCCGTGACGACGATGAAAGAAGCAAGTTCGTTGAATCCGGGAACGTATTCAAAAATAAATTGGAAAAACGGCGACTGGAAAAAACGTCGTCGGAACTCGGGCGCCATGGTTAATGAAACCTTGCGCGCCGAACGAAAATCGCCGTCGCCGAAAGAATGGTTGAACGTTCAAGGCGTTATTGAACCGGGCGATCCGGGCGCGTCGGCAAATCTTCCGGGCGTATTGTTAAAGGTTGATAGTGGTTCCGTTGAATACGGCGCTCAAAAAAGCGATTCTCATGAATACTTTTTCGACGGCAAAGTTTTGAAATCGCGAATCGTTTTCCGTCGATTAAATATGTCACAAGTTTCCGCCGACAAATTACTCGAGTTGATTAACAACGACGCGGGAATCAAAGAAGTATTCCTTCAAAAATTATTCGACGCCGATCTTGAGGATGAAATTTTCTTCGAGTTAGAAAAACGCGCGCATTCGTTGCCCGTTGAATTAAAAGAAATAATGTCGGCGGAATACGAAGAGCGCCCGTTATCGCCTGGCGAAGTCGGATGGATTTGTATCAAAACCGAAAATCAATTGCCTTACGTTTTAAGTCGCGAAGCGATCAATAAAAAATGGGTTCCGCCGGAAAATTATTCTGCGCTCCCGAAAAATATTCGATCAAAAATACCGACGGAATTTCATTACTGGTTGAAAAAATCAGATTCGGAAAGAATCGCGATCCGCGACGCGCTCGTTGAGGCGATGAAAAAAGAAGAAGTAAAACTGCCCGTCGAAGTAAATAAACTTTCGGAAATCGATGCGCGTTTCGTTTTACAAAAACAAACTTTCGAAAACGATGATGAGGGAGAATATCAAAGAGAGATTTCCGACGATGATGAATTTTACGACGTTCGAATTGATGTCGGCGCCGGAAAACTTTTGCGAATTCGCGTCGCGGATAATCCAATAGAAAATCAAGGCAATGAAATACAGGCGGTTGTTGCGCCCGAGAACGACAAAGACCGAATGAATTTTGAAGGCGAAGTTGAACCCGGAGCGCCGATGAATCCGTCGAAAGAATATTCGTCGGAAATTTCAATAATTGATTCCGGTAAATGTTCGATTATTGATAAAAGGCAGGGTTATTTCGAAATCGTTTTCGGCGGCGACGAATTAAAAGGAACATGGGTCGTTGAACAAATAAGCGACGCGGAAAACAATCAGTGGTTAATGAAACAAACGGAATTGTCGCCCGACGAAACGACGGAAAAACGCCAAGTCGAAATAACAAAAGTAAATAAGAAACTCCGATTAGTAACCGGCGTTGTTTTAAAACCCGAAGACCGCGACGCGCACAACGATATTTATTCAGAAGACGTTATCCGGCAGGCCGCTCATGATTTCGTTGCGAATTATAATGAAACAACGGCGATCGGATTTATGCACGCCGATTTTTCAAAAAAACTTTTACTCGTTGAAAGTTATGTCGCGCCGATGCCGATGCAAATAAACGGGCGCGACGTTCCAAAAGGCGCTTGGGTTATAACGGTAAAAGTTCTCGATGATGAAATTTGGCAAAAAGTTCTTAATAAAGAAATCCGCGCGTTTTCAATTGGCGGATTGGCGACGGCAATTCCCGGTTAATAATCGGCCGGTTTTATATAGATACGGAAAAAATAATGAACGAAAAAAGGAAAGGAGTCAATATGCCAAAACAAACGCGAAAGAACCGCGCGCCGGGCGATAAAAATACTCGCTTTGTGAAACTCGATGTTCACGAGGTTTCTTTCGTTGACGACGGCGCGAACGAAGAAGAACAATTCCTAACCGTGAAAAGAAAACCAAAAAAGGAGAAAGAAAAAATGGGAGATTTATTTTCTGAAATCTTCGGAACCGGCGACACCGATTCGGGCGAAACCGAAAAGGTCGATCCGTCGAAAGTTATCCAGTTGTTCAAAGGAATGACGGAGAAAATCGAAGACCTCGGCAAACAGTTGGCCGCGATCGGTTCGAAGGAAACCGACAAATCCGATTCCGCCGATGACGACGATTCCGCCGACGACGCCGCAACCGAAAAGGCAAAGCGGATGACGAATTCTCGCCTTGCGAAAATCAAAACCGCTTACGAAAAACTCGGCGAACTCATCGAGGAAATCGAGGCGAACCCTGCGACGATCGCAAAACGCGAGAGCGACAAACTCCGCGAGGAAATGAAATCGGCGTTCGAAAGGGTCGGCAAAATGTTCACCGACATCGAGAAGAAACTCGAGGCCAAATCCGACGATGGCGCCGCGGGTAAATCCGACGACGAAACCGAAACCGACAAAACCGAAACCGACGACACCGACGACGGAAAGAAAACCGAGAAAACGAAAAAGGAGACCGACGACAAGGAAACCGAAAAGGCCGATTCGCGCGAAACCCCCGACGACGGCGACGCCGAAGAAACCGAGAAAAGAAAACCGGCGTCACCGTTCCGCGGATTCTTCGGCGGAACTCACACCGGCAAATCGATCGAGAAACATCGCCGCGCGAAGTAATCGCAACGACGACAAACCGCAACGGATAAAAGTTGCAAACGTAAACATAAGGAGAATCGAAAAATGACGAATCAGGAAATTTTCGACATGCTCGTTGAGAAGGGCGTAATTCTTTCGCCATCGCTCGACGGCGGCGGAAAACTGAATCCGGAACAGGCCGACACGTTCATCGATTACGTGTTCGACGAAACCGGACTCAAGGGCAAAGTTCGAACCGTGAAGTTCGACGCCGAAACGATGCAGATCGACAAGATCGGCGTCGGCAAACGCGTCGCGGCGCCTGCCGAAGAAGGTTCGGACCCGAAAATTCGGCGCGGCGTTCAAACGTCGAAAGTCGAACTCACTCCGGTTGAGTTGATTCTGCCGTTTGAAATCGGCGACGATTTCAAACAACTCAACATCGAGGGCGACAACGTCGAAGATCATATCATGCAAATGTTCGCGAAAGCGTTCGCAAATGACATCGAGGAACTCGAAATTTTCGGCGACAAACTCGGCGTCGCGGTACTCGAGGGCGATATCATCGACGGCGGCGACGAAACGCGGTACATCAAAGACACGTATCTCGCTAAACTCGACGGATGGTTGCGACTCGCCGACAACGCGCATATATTCGACGGACTCGACGCCGATATTTCGCCCGCGATCTTCTCGGATATGATCAACGCAATGCCGACGAAGTTCAAACGCAATCGGCAGAACCTGAAGTTCTTCGCGTCGCCGACGCTCGAACAGAACTACCGGCAGAAAGTTTCGGCGCGCGCAACCGCCGCGGGCGACGCCGCGCTCGGAACGACCTCGAATATGACGCCGTTCGGTGTCGAACTCGTACCCCTGCCGTTGTTCGCGTTCCTGCCGCGCGTCGTCGAACACGTCGTTCTTTCAGGAACCACTACTGTCAACCTTCGGTACAAACCGATTTCCGATGAAGTCGTGACGAAAAGCACGCTCGGGAAAATTCCGGAAGATGCGTACATTGAGGCAACCGATTACACCATCGACACCGTCAACGGAACGATCACTAGAATCGGAACCGGCGCCATCGGCGACGGCGAAACCGTGAAAGTCACTTACGCCGTCAACCCGCAAATGTTGCTCACCGAATACCGGAATTTCATCATCGGCATCGGCCGCGATATCCGAATCGAAACCGATCGCGACATCTTCAAACGCGTCGATCAGTTCGTCATGACGGTAAAGGTTGCGGTGACGTGGGAGGAAACCGACGCCGTGGTAAAAGGAATCAACATCGGGCAGGGCGTTTCGTAATCGATCGACGAACGAAACAATCCGCCTGATTTTAGATTCGAAAGAATAAAGGAAAGGAATTAAAACAATGTCAGATACAAAAAGACAACCATCGGCGCAGGTTACGTTGACGCTCGGCAAAACCTACCGATCGAGGGGGTTCACGTTCATCAACGGACGCGCGAAAACCGTTGTCGGTGAATCGAACATTAGTTTTTTCGAAACCGACTCTCGCTTTGTTGTCAGGCGCGACAAAGTGGTTCGCGAAGAAGCGATGGCCGCGCGCAAATCGCGCAAGGTGAAACCGACAAAGAAAAAGAAGTCCTTGAGCGGTAAGAAATCCGCCGACGCGAACAATGAGAGCGGCGACGACTAAAAACAATTAAACGGGAGAACTGAAATGCCGCGAATCGTTTTAGCGAAAAAACATCCGCCGACGGCGATCGAGGTTCCCGGGCGCGAACGCGAAATAATTTTGCTCCCCGGAATCCCGAAAAAAGTCACCGCGGATGAAGTGGCGTTCATCAGGAAAAATTTTCCCGCGCTTTCGTTCGCCGAACTGCCGACGAAACTTCAACGCCGCGGTAAAGCGGCCGCGCGAACCGCGCCGACATCGAGCGCCGGTTCGTTCGGTTCGTCAACGTCGAAACCGATCGACGATAAGAAAATCGACGAGAAGAAGGGCGACGACAACGACGACGATGACGAAAAGAAGAAAAAGCGCGGAAAGTAATTTCCGGTAAACGCGAACCGACAATCATCAACCCTCTATTTGGCGGTTGACGCACAAAGAGGTTTCAAAAAAAGAAATGATACAAATAAATACACGCGACGGGAAAACGCACAACTTCGATATAACGAAGAAATCGAAACAGGATGAGTTTAACAATCTCGTTGACGATCCGAATTTCGCCGCGAAAATAACCGGCATCGGCGTTTTGTATAAAGGCGCTCACCAAATCGTTCCGATTCCGCGCGACATGCCGGTAAAAAATTATTTCGCCGAACCGTTAATCGAACAAACGAAAGAAGATGTTGTGAAATTAACCGGCGAGCGGTTATTCATTTACATCGACGGACTTCGAATCACGTTAACCGTTTGGTATCAAAAACAAGGCCCGCGCGTGACAACGTTCGAAATTAAAAACATCGGGCGCCAAGTTTTCAAACCGCCGTCGCGGATCGAAGTTGACGCCGAAACGGAAACCGAATCGAGCGAAAAAGGAAATTGAAAATGATATTTGATATTTTGCGCAACGAAGTTTTATTCGGCGGAATCGCCGCCGGAACCTCAGTTGTCGGCGCGGCCGCTTCCGATTTAACCGGCGTCGGATCGATTCGCGATTATATCGAACTCGGCGCGCTGGCGATTGTTCTTATAATTTTAATGAGTTATTTTTTCCGCGTGTTCCTGCCGCGCTGGCAGGATAGCAACGATAAACGGTTCGAGGAATTAAGTAAACTTTTTTCCGCCGAACTGAAATCGATGCGCGATGACGCCGACCAACAGCGTCAAATAAACCGCGATACCGTGAACCAACTTCGCAACGATCACCGCGCAACGCTCGACGCAATCGCGGATCGATTTAATCTCACGCTCGACAAAATCGCAACGGAAAATCGTGAACTCTGGAAACAAGAGCGCGATAGATTTTCAGAAAGTTATACGCGTTTAGAAAAAGCGATGGAAAAATTATGCGACACAGTTTGCGACGCGCTTTCTGAAATCAAAGATCGAACGCGCCCGAACGTATAAAGGAAAGGAACGGAAAATGTATGTTACCGTTGACGATGTCCGCGACGCGGGCAACTTGCCCGACACTATAACCGACGAACAAATCGCCGCGTCGATTTTGCGTTATCAAGAACTCGTCGATCGGATTACGCGTCAATTTTTCGAAGTTCGCGCGGGCGAATTATTGCTCGACGGAAGCGGAAGCGAAATTTTACATTTACCATTTCCGATTGTCGAACTCGAAGAACTTTATTTAAACGAAAATGAAACCGCCGAACCCGCGGAAAATTTCAAAGTGTATGATCGACGCGGGCCGCTCGCGGATGATCGACGCAATCCGAAAATCGTTTTATATCACGAGCGGAATATTTTTTATCGAACGACGGGGCGGAGTAATACGTGGGGAATTTTCGAACGCGGGCGAATGAATCAAAAACTTGTTGGGCAATTCGGTTTTGTCGATCCGGATGATGAATCATTTCAAAGTTCGATCGAACCCGCCGAAGGAAATACATCGCCCGATGAAGCAAGAATTTCCGGGACTCCCGAACGACGCGAAAATATTTTATACGAAATTTCGATCACCATCGGCGGAATTTACGGAACATTTCAGGCGGAAATAATTCGCACGAGCGACAACGAAATCGTTTTACCGACACAAACTTTTGTGAGTGGAACTTCTTACGCGTTCGACAACGGTTTGTCGGTTCGGTTTATCGACGCGGGCGGTTCAACGATGGCGCTCAACGATAAATGGTACATCGATGCGACGTTTGACGGCGCGCCGAAAATGATTAAGCGCGCGTTGACGAAACTCGTTTTAATAAAGGACTACCCCGACGAAAGCGGAATTGAACCCGGCGGAACGACGGGCAGTATTAAACGCGAAAAAACCGACGGGCATGAAATCGAATACGGCGAAGTTTCTGTCGGGAATGATGAATTCATGGGAATCATCGGCGATCGGGAAGTCGCAGAAATTTTAATGGCGTATAAAGCGCCGCCGATCGTAAAACCTTCACAATGGAACTGGTTCTAAAATGCCGAACCCGAAATTATTATTTCCGACGCAAGTCGAAATAGAAATCATCGACAAGGCCGGAACGCGATACAACGAGAACGCGGGCGAACCTGTTCGGCGCGCGAAACGTTCGGCGTCGATTACGATTCCCGCTCAACCCCGTTATGGGAGCGAAGATAATCCGGACTTGAACCGGGAAGGCGTCGTTGAAAAAACCGACGGTTGGTTAACGATGAAAACAACCGATTTAATTCGCCGCGGTTTAACCGACGACACCGGCAATCCGGGAATTAAACGCGGTTCAAAAATTATTCGAATCGGAAAGAAAACCGGACTCGAATTATACGCAACGAAAACGCGCCCGCTCGGGCATTACGATTCAACAAACGGTTATTCGCTGGTGCGCGTTTATTTTGAGGATCGAAAAGGCGAGTAATGCCGAAAAAGATGGAAATAAAATTCACGGGCGATTGGAACGGTTTCGCCGCGTTGCTCGATCCGGCAGGATTTACGATGCGATTTGAACGCGAAGTTCGGCGCGCAACAATAATCAACGCGCGAATCATTGTTCGTGAAATTCGCAACGAAATTAAATCCGGTGTTCCGCCCGCGAACGCGCGATTGACGTTGTTATTGAAAAAAGGAAATAAAACTTTAGTCAGCGACGATGCGAATTTATGGAACGCGATCGGGCATGAACTCATCGATTCGTTTACCGCATTCGTCGGCGTGATAAAATCCGGGCGCGGGAAAACAGAATCGGAGTTGATAAATATCGCGGAAGTTTTACACGATGGCGCGACGATTAAAGTTACAAACAAAATGCGCGGTTGGTTCATCGGAATGTCGAAACAAACCGGCGGAGTAATCAAACCGTTGAAACCGACGACGAAAGTAATCGTAATTCCTTCGCGGCCTTTTATACGGAATGCGATTCAGAAAGATGAACTCATTCGGATGGTAAATTACAATTGGAGTATTGCGGTTTCGAACGCGCTTTATAACAAACAACAACCGTATACCGATTTAAGAACGGCAACGGGGTAAATAATGAGAACATTTTTTCATAAAATACTTTTTCACGATCGTGACAGAAACAACGTTGTGATTTCCGACACCGCGATTGTTCGGTTGAATCCTGATTTCGATTCGATGTTCGAGTTCGAATATTACTTCGGTTGCGTTCAGTTACAAACGCCGAACGAAAATGTTAACCGCGAATATTTAGAAACCGAAGTTTACAAACCGCAGGCGGTTCAAACGTGGAACGGAATTCAATTCATTTACGACGAACCCGAGAACACCGCGATTTACATTCGCGTCGTTGTAGGTTCGACGGATTTATTTTGGGATGGCGCCGCGTTTCGCGCGGCCGTCGCTGGCGAGTGGAACACGATCGAAGAAATTCAATCGAACTTTGCATTGCTCGCGCCGTCGAATGAAGGCGTCAAATTTAAAATCGCGCCGTCGTCAATCGGGAATGAAACTCCGCGCGTTTTTGAAATCAGAATTATTTGGAGCGGGTTTGTTTCCGAACTCGAAGAACTTTTAATCGATTCGCTCGTTGCGTCATTGAAAATAATTTCATCGGTTGGCGACATCGCCCTCGAGGCGACGACGGCAGGAACGAACGTCGGTTTCGATCCGGCAACTGACTTGAGCGATTTTATTTTCGTCGATGTCGCCGCGGCGTATAACGAACGAACCGACGCCGATCACAAGAAAAATATTTTTGGTTCTTTCGATGCGCCGAACAAACAAATTGTTTTAACCGAATCGGCGAATCAAGGAGATTCGATTTTTGTAAAATTCATTTATAACCCGTCGGTATTTATTGCCGCGAATCAAGATTTTTACGAGGTCGCAAAATATCCGGTGATTACTCTTGAGGATATTTCCGAAACGCGAATTCGTCGCCCTAACGGAAAAGAAAAAATCGTCACTGGATTTTCGCCGAACCGAACAGGTTATAAATTCACGGCCGCGCGTCAATCGGATTTTGAAATTACGCTCGGCATTATTTCAGGACTTAACGTCGATCAAACACGACTCGCATCCGCAACAGTTCGATTTCTCGAATCGTTAAAGCAAATTGTTCTCACGGATACGGATGAACGCGTTGATTTGATTCTCGTTGATTTATATAGATCGAACTTTAATCCCGGGCGCTCGGATGTACGGCGCGGTGAAATTCGATTGCGTTTACTCAATGTAACTTTTTGGAACGATCCGGAAACGGTTACGTTCCCCGATCGATTTATCACCGATTACTTTACCGACGGTGCCAGAAATTCCGACGAAACAATCGTTGAGAAAGAAAACTAAAAGGAGAAAATTATGGCCGAAAGAAGATACGGACCGACGCGCGGCGCGGGAACCGTAATCGTCGAGAAAGAAGGCGGCAAACCGATTCAACCGGGCGCCCTCGGCGTTTGCGTTCTCATTGGCGTAACCGAAAAAGGAAACGTCAATGAATTGATTCCTGCCGACTCGCGTCAGAAATTCCTGAACCGTTGCGGCGATCGGGTTGCGTATTCGTTGCTCCCCGACGCGGCGTTCGACTTCTACGATGAAGGCGAAGGTTCCGGAGAAATTTATGTCGTGCGAATAACCGACGGAAACGAAGTCGCTTCCGAACTCGTGTTGAAAAACCGGCGCGATCCGAAAGCGAGCGTCATGAAAGTTACCGCGAAGAACGGCGGTCGCTGGGCAGGTGATCGGGTTGAAAAGTTCGGCGCGGTTACGACAATCGCAACGGATATCGCCGCGACGGAAATCGAAACCGGGTTGACGTTGAAGGAAAACGAGTTCGTCGGCGGTTACGTTCAATTGCTCGGCGTAACAACGAAAACGTACAAGATCGTTTCAAACGAAGCGGATGGAACCGTTGTCGTCGAAAGTGATTCCGACATGCTCGGCGATTTACTCGGCGGCGCCGATCCGACAAACAAAAACTTCGCGTTGATTCTGGAAAATGAAAAATACGTCGCGATCAATATTTCACCGAACGCGGTTTCGCCCGGCGATCTTTTCGATTTTCAAATCATCGAGAACGCCGACCTCAAACTCACGATCGAAGGTTTGTCGAGCGATCCGAATTCCGACGTTTATTTCGTTCCGATGATAAACGACGACGGGCGCAATGTTTGGATCGACGTTGAAGATTTGTGGGGCGGCGGTTACGCGGCCGACATAATGCCCGCGAATTACTTCGGCGAAAGTACCGCGCTCACGGCGACGCAAATCACGCTCGAAATTCTTCAGGCGTCGATCGTTCCGGCGGGCGCGACAAATCCCGTTCCGGTCGTATCGACGGGCGCCGTCGGCGGCAAAGCGGTTGACGACACGTTGACGTTGACGTTTAGCGATGCGACGAATTTCGGCGTCGTTTCCGCGAAGTTCGGCGCGAACATGTACCCGGCCGGAGTCGTCGCGACTCCCGTTGTCGGCGTGAACGAATTCGGAATTACTTTCACCGTCGGCGCGTCAACGGGCGATCCTTACGCGGCGGGCGACGTAATCACGATCGAAGTGAATCCGCTCGTCGTCGATGAACTTGTCGGCGGCGAAATTTTCCCGGATTGGGAAAACGACAACAGAACTTCGTTCCCGATTTCCGCGAACACGGGCAACACCGTTTCCGTTTCGATCGGTTACGACATGACGGCAGGCGGAACGATAACCGCGCCGACGAAAGCGCTGTTGAGTTGGAACGAACAACTCGCGGGCGGTTATGACGGACTTGCCGATCTCGACGATGCCGATTACATCGCGAAAATGGCGCCGACGACAACCGTCATTCGTCAATTGCTCGTGAAGAATAAAGGACTCGTCAAAATCGCGGTTCCCGGAGTTACGTCAACGTCGGTTCAAAAAGCGGCCGCCGCTTTGGCCGAAGCGTTGAATTATCAATTCCGCGTTGAGATTCCTCACACGATCGTCGATGAAGACGCGGCCGCCGATTACATCAACAACACGATCGGCAGAAACGATTTCATGGTCGGCGCGTTTCCTTCTTACGGTTATATTCAAAACCCCGTCGTCGCCGGAAAGAAACTCGTTTCGTTAACCGGCGAAATATTCGGAGAGGAAGCGAAGTTCGCGCGCAATTACAACGGGTATCACAAAGCGGCCGCCGGTGAAGACGCCGTGCTTTCGAAGGTTCTAGAAATTCCGACGGGCGATCGGATT